AATCACTGTGATTAGGTTATGCTCCATTTCGTTATTTTTTAATTTACCTCCGGGGGAGTTCCAGGGAATGTCGTTACAGCAACGATAGTGGGGGGTTCAAAGGTATTCGTCGTAACGGTGAATGTCGTAGAAGGCTCGGTGGTCATCAATTGATAATTAATATCACATAACCACGCCACGTATTCCGTATTCGGCGGGGTGATATCACTCGTATAAAGAACCTTCGTTTGCGTTTCCGGAACACCGAGTTTCAATCGGATCATATAAAACGGAGGTAGCGGCAGCGGGGAGGTGATATCAGACGGCATCACAGTGGGCCAAACCGAACCACCACTTTGAGGGGGAACCACACCTATAAGAAGATAACCGTCAAAGAGATCCCCGTTAGACCAATAAAACGTCCCAGTACAAGTGGATTTCCTTGGCGCACTCATCCGTTACACATGTCCTTTCAGTTCGTTGATCTTACCCAAGGCGTAATCCCGCGCCAATTGGATTTCCTCCATAGAAAGAGCCTCAACTCCAGAGGGGTGTAATTTCACATCGGGGAGGTTATTGAAGATTTTCCGGAGGGATTTAATATCCTCCGTAGCGTCAATGAGTTCGAAAATCGTCATTTGAATAAACTCTCCCTTAATTTCATTTTACCGCATCCTTTGGGACAACTATTTGACCACTAACGGCCTGAATTGGCTGGAGATTAGATAGAGCCGCTTTATCGGGCCTATAGTCTTGAATCGATAGGACTTGTTGGATAATATGATGCGTCTCTACATTTGGCGCAACCCAGACCGGGATATTTAGCCGCTTGCAACGGAGGCAGAAAGAATAATCTTCGCTAAGCCCCCCTATGGTATCAAAAGGATGCTCGCCTAGTTCCAAAGCGATTCGGTTAAACACTTCTCTATCCACGAGTAAGCCTCCCCCACCAACCGCGCCAACAGGAAAGGCGTTTACATTGCGGGGGAATTCATGGATGGGTAGAAGATGCTCACCAGCGGGACCGCCCCACACTCCCATAACGGGACCAAAGGGAGGATTTTTATACTGATATATGGCCGAAATAACCTGCGCTCCTACCTCTTTTTTAATATTCATAAGACGCACAAGAAGATCTGGGCTAAAGCAGTGATCGGTATCAGATGTTAAAAGCCAATCTCCGATGAAGTTTTGAGCCAACGTATTGCGTCCTAGAATGTGCCAGGAACATGGTCCCTCATCTAAATAGATATATTCTCCAGGCTTACATAGCTGGAGATGGGAATAATATACCATCTTGAGATACGCATCGCTGAATTTCGTATACGTATTATCAGCCCACATGCGAGCGATAGTTCCGATAGGTTTTAGTTCTTCCAGCATATTACTTTAAAAATCCTTCCAACTGAGTTATAATTTTTTCCCAAGAAAAGCTCTCTCTGGCATCGACCATCATTTCTTCCCGCCATGAAATTTCCGGATTTTTGATAACATCACAAACCTTTTGACACATCAAAGTTCGCGTGAATTGATCCTTTTGTGGAATCGCGCTATATGCAAAGCCGTGAAATACATTTTGATCTAGTGCCCAAAATTTGTTAAATATAGGCACACAACCCATGGCTTGCGTTTCCATACTCACACAGCAAGATGTTTCCGGCCAATCGGTTGGATACCACCAAATATTACTTGAAAGATATTCACGGAATAACTCATCCTGCCCGATACGCCCTAGGAAGTTAACTCCAGGTTGCGTGAGTAAGGATTCGATTTGATTCTTCATAGGAAGAAACCAAGCCGAGCCGTTTTGCATCTCAAGCAGCCGGATCATATTATTGAAACCATAGGCCACTGAAATGTGAGCATCTGGGCATTGTTCCTTGATGCGAAACCAGTTTTGTAGAATCAGGAGTAATCCACGATCAGGAGAAGATGCGTAAATTAGTTTATTAGGGTCGCGCTTGATCCCCTCTTTTTCAATCCTCTCTATATCATCAACGGGTATACCATTGGAGGATAGGAAGATTTTATTCTCCAGTTGAGGATATTTATTCTTCGTGTAATGAGCGTGGGTTTTACAGAGACAGAGATACTTATCAATTCTTGATAACTGTTTTTCCGTAAACGGGTAATCGACATCCTCAGCTACGAAAATGACTTGACTTTCAGGATGGATTTCCCTATCCATAAAAAGCGGATCACGAAAAACAAACCAATTCATCGGCTCTGATGCCGGGTCAGCTAGTTCTGAATCATGCCAGGGGACATCATTTGGACCAACTGAAATACCACCTCCGGGAACTGGAGCATAGGAAATTACATCCTTACGGCGTTTTCCTAGGCGGTTTGCTACTTCGATAGCGGCGCGTTCACTACCACCTATACCTGTAATCTTGGCATTCCAATCCCAACGCTCAAGAGTTAAATTAGAAAAAATTGCAGTTCGCACTTACACTCCTAGAATATTTTGATAGAACTTCTCTCGATGATTATTTAGACGTTTCGCCCAAGCCAGAAAATCATAATAGTTCATATTACTTTTCGCCACGTTGCAAATTCGACAGCAGGGGACGCAATTGGACATACTGTATCCTTCAGCAGACTCAATACGATCTATACCACTATATACAAAGCTCTCACCACAGCGTCGATCTTTCTTAGGAGAAGATATATTACTAGGAGGAGTTCCGCAGTAGTGACAGACGTTCTGGGTTAAACTAAAAAACTGCTCCGGAGATAATTCAAAACTTAGATTTCTCTTAACGGCGCTGTATCGATAGAAGTTATAAACATAATTCATCTGCGCTTGTTTTGGATCTGGATACTTAGACTTACATTTCGCGAGATTCTTCATACATCCGCAACTCTTAGTACCATGGCGTAGATGGTCACGAGAAATGTTTTTAACAATTCCACAAATACAACGGCATTCCCAAAGAAGAGATTTATTCGATGTTCTTTGTGTGGTTGGTCGAAGAACAGTTAGATAGCCGAACTGATGTCCGGTTAAATCTTTAAATGGTATTACTTTACACACTATTCAATTATGAACAAAGAAAACCCCTAGAGTCAAGTTTATTAACCCTAGGGGATTCAGCAGTTTAGAAGGACGACTAGCAGCCCTTTTTCTTAGGCATGGGCATGGGTTTTGGAGCGGGTTTAGCTGGCTTATGTGAAGACATAATTAGTTAGAAGATAGCCGCACCTTCATAGTTGCAACAAAGCCCTTACCAGCGCTCCCTGGCACAGCAGAGGCACCGGATTGCATGGTCCAGTTTAATGAGAACTGATCCCCAGCCGCGAAGGACCCGCTAGCCGCGTTGACTACGGCACTCTGAATATTAGCCGCAGACGGTCCGAGGGTACATTGTCGAACTACGAGGGCAGAGGTGGCTACTGGACCCGTAATTGCCGCAACGGTAGATAGTACAGATGCGGAGTTTTTCCTTAGATCTGCACTAACTGTTCCGCTAACGAAGCCAGAAGCACTCAAGGCGACGTTAACGACCGAAATGTAAAAATCGACTACACGGCCACCTTGAGGGGCAGTCCAAAGTGCCTGTAGCGTATTTGCCGAGCCTACATGCGTAGAACTCTCATTTGCGAGAATAGGGAAAGTAATTTCCCGAACGTCGAAACCGTATCCGGTTACACTATCGTTACCAAGGTATAAGCGATCAGCCATATGAGTTTCCTTTCTATTCTTTCCTTATAGCCCCAACCGAGTGGGAACATCCCAGGTTACATAACGGAAGTTGCCACCAATACCTGAGGGGCCTTCAACGACCACACCAAGGAATGTATAACGGTAAGAAACGATGGTCCCGATTTCACCCGTGGGATCGTAAGGCGTAGGACCGCGCGAACTGATGGTATTGATCTTGAACTTTTGAGTATTAGGATCGGTTACATCACTGGGAGCCACACCTTCTAGGGAAGAGTAACCAACACCGTTCTTGGCGAAAAGATACGCGCGGTATAGATTCGGGGAACCTGAGGTAACGTTTACATTTGTAGTACGTAGCCACTTCACGCCGTTGAATGTATCCCCACCCTGCTTACGAGCACTGATATCGGAATTCAAATACTTCGGAACCCCGGAGTACTTGAACATATCGGTATAGCCGTTCACAGCGGGATCATTCACCACATCAAACCAAGTATACGGGTGAAGGATGCAGAGGAAGTTACCGTCATCAAAGGGAAGAAAATCCCGACCCTGGAGGCGAGTATAACCACCACGAACGTCTTCCGAGGTTAGATAGGTATCATTCGCGCTAATCACCGTGGAGGCGTTGAAATTATCCACCACAGCGCGCATAATGAGATCGTTCGAAAGACCCGCTTGATAACCCAAGAGATCCGAGGCGTTTTCCGCGATAGGATCAATTGCGGTGTCTTGAACGAAGGTGGATAGAGAGATAAACGCAGAATACTGCGAAAGATCCCCACCAACTACCTTCGAACTAATGGTGAGCGAAGTACCTACCGTTCCTTCACGAGAGGTCGCCGTAGTGCCCGTCATGTTGTCATAACGGAACCATTGGCAAGTTCGACCAACCCGCTTTGGCATCATATCACTAAACGCACATTCCTTAAATCGGAAGGTTTTTTGTGCGCGATCCAGCCCGACTTTGGAGTAATACGTAGCGGCTAGGTGGGCTAACCCCGCGCTCGTTGTGGTCATTCCGACTGGAATATATGCCATAGTTGAAAGTTATCTCTCTTTCTATTTCAAGTATATCATAGGGTAAAAAAAAATGAGAGAACCATCGGTTATCGATGATTCCCTCATTAATGGGGTGGAATTAAATTTCAATCTTAGGTAATGACGAAATCCCCGCCGAAATCCGTTAAGGCTTTTCGAATCGCGCCCACTTTGGCGGTTGCTGTCATGGGGGCATCCACAATCTTCTTAACCACCGCAATTCGCTCTTCATCGGACATCTTTGGTGGTTTTGCCATTTGAAGGAACTCTTGATAGTCATACGCGGTTACACTCTTACCATCACTCGTGGGGATGAAAACGAAGGAACCTTCCTTGACGGGGAAATCAAATGGGGGTAAGATTGGGTTACCTTCGATATTTAATTCCGCCGCAACGGAGGATGGAATGGAGCGGGTTTCAAGATACGGGACTCCATTCGGGAACATAAACGCATGTTCTACGAGGGTGTTTACAACGGTGAGGTTATACGTCCCGGTGAATTTGGGGTTATTCCGATCAATCGGAGTGAGGGCAATTGAACCCAGAGGAGTACGGGCAAAGAATTTGTATTCTAAGTTTTGCCCCATCACCGAACCCCAGAAATTCCAAATGGGCGCATTATCCCGCCAGAGTTTTGTTGGAGTATTTGGATTTCGTGGTGCGGGAGTCCCAGGAGCTTTTGAGGCGAAATCCGCTTCACTTTTGTAAAACGCGATTCCGTTAGGGATTAGATCGTATTGATTAAGTGGCATAGGTTTAACTTACATTACCTCCAAAACCTTCGATAACTCGTTTCAGATCCTCCGCGCTCATCTTATCCGCTTGGGAAATCGCCATGTCTAAACGAGAGGGTTGCGATCCAGCCCCGCCCATTGAGGTTGACGGAGGGGGAAGGGGAGCCATGTACTGAGCGTGAGGGGATTTGATGTAATTATTTGGATTCATCCCACCTTGCGGCTGCATCTGGATTACGTTATTTTGTCCGGGTTGAGTTGCGTTTTGGCCCTGGATTGCCGCTAAGAGTTGCTGGCGCTGTTGTTCCTTGAAAGCCTCCTCGGATGGGATGTAATTCTGAGAAGCGGCCCAAGATGCGGCCATCTCTAAATTTTGCGCCGTAATCGGAACTCCGCGCGATTCACAGAGTTTTTCTAAACCGCTCATAACTTGAGGATTCGCTGCGTAGAATGGATGAGCTTGTGCGAAAGAGCTACGTTCAAGACGGGCCTCCATCGCCTCAATTTTCGCGAGTCGTTCCCCGAGAGCCTTCTCAAGGGTTTCCTTTGGATTACTCACCAGGGATTGAACGAACTCCACAGGATCATCTCCCTTGGGTTGACTTACCTCCTGCCGAACTGGTGCCGGGGGAGTAGACGCGAGAGAAGCTTGATTAACCTGCTGTTGCCACTGGGCGCGCTCACTTTGATACGCCTGTGCAAGCTGGCTCATTCTCGCATCCACTTCCCGCTGGAGATCCTCCACGGACTTAACGCTAAGCTGTTCATTTCCAAATCGGAAGTTAAGCGGAGCCGGGGAGGAACTAGATGCTGGATCACCTCCTTTGTTTTCATTAATATACTTATTTAAAACCGCATCAATGGCGCTCTCGTTTACCTGAGGCGCATTATTCAAATCACTCATTTTGTTAAAAAGAACCTTTCTTAAATTTCATTATACCCCGCCCAGGAATGATTCCTTACCATGGAATCCGTCTGCAATCCAGGGCTGGTGGTGGTTATCTCGTTGTGGGAACAAGAGTTGTTGATTATTTTCCGTAACGGCGTTGAATGCCATATCACGGATTTCATGGATGGCGTTTATCACGTGCGAGCATCCACGGAGATTGTTTAAAAGTTGAACATCGTGTTCCGGCGAAGTTACGCTAGAAAGTGCGGCGCGAGTTACCTCAGTGAGTTTTTCATCCAGGAGTTTCTCAAGTACGGCAAAACCGGGAGTGAGGAACATCTGGTGAAGGGAATTGAAGTCACTGAAAGGGATATTTAATTCCGGATTTTCATTATCAAAGATCATTAATTTGCTTTCTTATCCCCGCGCTTGGAATCGGTTTGAACCTTACTTCGCTTTACACGAGTGGTTCCTACGCGGGGTTCAGTTGCCTTTAGTTTCATTTGTTGCTCGTGCGATTCCTGAGAATGTTGCAGAGCTTGTTTGTTCATGGCGGATTTCATCTGGAGATTTAATCCCATTTCCTGGGTTTTTGCCGCCATTCCCATTTGGTTTTCTTGGGATTTCATCGCCATCTCTTGTTGTTTTGATCTCATTTTAGCTTGTTCTGAGATCATTTGCAACTGGGCGAGGGCTTGTTTTACGCGAAGATCATGGTCTTTTAGTTCCATGTCCTTGTTCTTGAGAGCCATCTCCATTTGAGCTTTCATTTGCTCCATTTGCATCTCTTCTGGCGTGGGACCTCCGGATTTCATTTGAGCAACCTGGAGAGTTACTTCATTTTTCTGCTGCTCTCCTTGAGCTTTCATTTGACCCATTTGTAACCGGGTTTGAGCCTCAAGTTGAGCCTTCGCCATCTCGCCGCTTTGTTTCGTTTGTTCCTGAGCCTGTTGCTGCTGCTGCATGGTTTGTTTTTCTTGATCCGTGAGGGGGCGGATGATTTGATAACGACGCGGAACTCCTGTGGCGTCCATGAGCATTTGGATTAATTCGCTAAAATCCACGGTTTGCCCGCTTTGATTGAGCATTCCGATGACTTGACCGTTCATCACGTTTTGGGCGACGAATTGGTACATCTGGGTTAGCCGATCACGGGAGAGCATTTTTGAAGCGGCTCGTGCCCGAACTCGGGAGGTTTTACGAAACGCTTCTGCTGAGATTTGAATAAATTTAGTTTCCTCTGGGTTGTTCTCATTTCGAATCACCCCAGGGACGATATCATTTGAGGAGAGGTGGATGGAGGAAATTTGGAGGGCTTTCCATACCGAGGGGATGATTCCATAATTTTCGAAATTATCCACGATGGGATAAAGACGAATTGCAGAACCTTGTAATTGCGCATTTACCCCTTGCCCGGTTCGGTTTGCATTTGAGGGCTGAGGCATTCCGCTTACCATGGAGGAAATTCCGGTACGACGATCAGCGGTGTTTTGGATATATCCAATTTCCTGGAAAATCCCCTGAGTTACATCTTGTGGAGGGAGTTGATTAAATTTCTCCGGTTCATCCATTTGATACATCGAACCCGGACCCCAAGTTTGCATTTGCGGGGTGAACATGAACCCACGAGGTACAGCACGAGGGGGAAATAGGGAGAGGGTTACTTGATCTAAACGCGCGTTAACCAGACTTTCGAGATATCTGTGGTTCGCTTCTTGGACATCCGCCACGGATAGGGAATACGGTGAGGAGGTGTAAACGTAACAAGGGATGAGAACGAAGGGGTAAAACTTGTAAATGTTCTCATCGTTATACATAACTACTTTGCGATTTATAACCCAAATAATACGATCCCGAGTATAATACTGTAGAACCTCAATGCGCTTTTGTGCGGGAATAGGGGAATTATCACTCGCCCCGATGGAATATTGAACTCCGTGGAGGGCTTCTTTATATTCCTTCCCCCGATCCCCGTCTGTTTTATTAATCCCTTGCGCGAGAGTCCAGAGTTGATCCCGCGTAGGAACTTTCATTCGGGGATCATTCCGGAATTTTTCGAACTCATCGATAGTTAAAAACGTTCGCTCAATCACAGCGCGCGAACGATCAATAAACGGACCAGGGATAGCCGGGTCAAAATAAATATTCCTCGGATCTTTCCGGGTGATAAACGGAATCTTGAGATCGGAATTAAATTCCACCTTGAGGATTCCAACGCCGTAAAGGAGTTGATCTTTCATGGCGTTTTTATACTCAATCTCCGCGCTTATTTGCGTTAACTGGGGGTAATTGAACGCATAGTCCATATACGCCCCTTGAGCCCGAGCAGCTTGGGGATCACCACCTACGTCCGCTTCGATGGAAAAATACTCCGGTTGGGTGAAAAGAGCTTGACATTCCATCGCATAGGCGGCTTCCACTTGCTCACCTACGATATAAGAGCCGAGATTGGAGCGCATTAGCTTCGTATTCGGCCAATATCGAGGTTCTACATACGCACAAAAGAGCGCATCGTTTAATCTCCACCGTCTCTCGGAGGGTTGCCGCTCACGTTCGTAGTATTCAAAATCCCGTAAGACCGTCGTTAAGGCGTATTGCTCCGAAATCTGCTCATCGGAGAGCTTTAGCGGCTCATCTGCGAGGGAGATTTGCTCTACCTCAGGAATATTCCCGTATTCGGGCACTGTTACTTACCTTTCGTCGGTGTTTTGGGATCGTAAGGAGTACTCGCAGGCGTTCCGTCCGGGTTTGAGTTCGCCATTTTCCACAAAATTAAGAGTTGAAGGGCAATTTTTGACCCTAGAACAACCTCATTTGGAATTTCCCCGTTATCCTTCGCAAGAGTACCTAGAATTTCGAGCGCCGCAGTGGAACCAAGAGCGGTTTTGACGCCCATTCCGAGTTTTTTGATGAAACTCATTTAGATAAAATCCTCCTCAAGCTCCATTTTACCACCTCTCTTAGCGAAATTTGGAGTAAAAAGATTCCGCTAGATCGGTGGGGGAGACTATGGAGATGTGTGCTTGCTGATTTGGGCCGCTTAGTGGGGTGGTTTCCATCGGGGATGATCCAGTGGCGTGCATAAAATCCCCCATCGCGGCTGGATCGTTGAAGATTTGGATGAATTCGTTCGGGATTGTGGTTTTGGAGTATTCTTTTCCGAACCAATCCCGAGTGTCGAAGATATCACTTATAGCATCTAGGATGTCATCGGAGGTTGAGCGGGGAAATTCACGGAGTTCTTGAAGTAATCCAGCCCAAGCTGCGTCGGTTATTTTGTGTTTTACGAATTTAAGGGTTCCGGTTTTATAAGGTTGCTGAAGGGTGAGGCGGATTCGTTCCTCTTTTTCCTTATTCGCGGGACGCTTTGTCCATCGTATGGAGGGTTTGTAGTTATAAGGTTTTAGTTGCCACTCGCGTTCCAAAGCGACTCTAAGACCACGAGTGAAATTTACCTCTTCCATCACGAGATAAGTGGGTTTGAGCGCGTTACAGAATTTAATTAGTGCATCCACGCTTTCATGAGGTTGCCATTTCTCGCGAACGATCATATCCACGTGGGTAAATCCAAGACGGTCAATAAGAGCGTGGGCGAAAACGGTCCAGTTCGCGCGTTCGGATACGGTTTCCGCAAAGTCAACTCCAAGGATTGAGTAAGAGGTGGGTAGGACCGAAACCCCGCCCATTTCATAAGATTCTTTTGGAGTAATACAAGGTCGGCACTTGTGGGGAAGGGGATCATCTACGAGGGGAAAATCAGCCACACCCCCTCGACCACCTATGGGGCGATTTCTCATCTGGGCGCTAAAGTTAACTGGATCTTCTTCTTCGTTAAGGAGGAGTTTTTCAACGGAGCCAAACCGCCCCGCTAGAGATGGCGGAAAACACGGGATTGGTAATTTATTTTCATCCACCTTATCTGGATACGAGAGTTCCTCTGGGAGGAATTTGCGCTCAACCCCTTCGGGTAAATCCGGAAGGAAAATACCTCTGCAATAAACGTCCCACTCGCTCCGTCCGAGTTTAGTTATCTGTCTCTCTCTTCGGTTAAGGATATTCCCATATAAATCCCCGAAGTGATACCGGGTTCCCTCAACGTCAATCCAGTATCCTAAACCAATCAAAAGATACTCAGCTTTGCCGAATTTATCAATGGTTTTTAAGCACTGATCTAAGGTTTCAGTGTTTTCCGGCTCCACTACGTCAGAATATTTACAAACTTCAAAGTGGTAACCAGCTAAGCCCGCATCCAAGGAAGCCGCCATCACAGAACTCTCACGCCGGGATGAGTTACGTTTTCTTTCCACATCCCAGACATCAAAATGCGCCTTGGTCCCGTAGTTATAAATCTTATCCTCTGGGGGGCAAAGCTCGGGGAAAAGGGCTCGAAATTTTCCGTTAAACTGAAAATGTTCCTTAATCCCGGTGAGGATGGTTTCTGCTTTATCGAGTTTATATTGGAAAATCGCAATACACGCGGCAGGGTAGTTCAAAAGCCATTGAACGGTATGACAACCACAATTAGTTTCAGTCTTAAACGATCCGCGATGATCGAGAATTAATCTCCTTCGCGCCCCAGAAAGGTGTTCCATATTGGGCACAAGGGGTTTGTAGTCCCAAGTTCCCGCCACGAAACGATCATGCTCAAGGGCTTCTTCCTTAGTTTTCGGCTTCGGGAATTTCTGGAGGAGATTTATCAAACCTCCATTAAACTCTTGGCTAATAAGGGTTTTCCCTAGGACATTATTCGCGAGATAAAGGAGATCCGTTCTAGCGCGCCATCTTGAAATTTGAAGAGATTGAATCTCCTTTTGGGATAACTTCGTTACATCAATCTTATCCTTGCGGGAGATTTCATCTAAGAGTTCTTTTGCCATCGTTTGCTTACGGACTTGTTAGGATAATTCCATCTCTAGTATAGCTCGAATCACATACCACTTGCCAGTAATAGCGTTTGTTCGCAGAGAGCCCGGTTATCGAGGCTGTTCTTGCCGCATCCCCGCCGCTATCTGTTGTTGAGGTGGGTGAGGACATATCGGATTTCAAACTCACAGAGGTTGTACAAGTTCCAGTGGTGGGCGCGACATAACGAAACGCAAGTGAGGACGAGGTTGGAGTTACGGTTTTAACGCGGAAATTCAAGAAAACCGGAAGTGATCCGGCTGAGTTAAC